TCCTGTAGATGTTACGTCCTACTGTGAAAAGAATTGGATGCCGATTCTTGACAAACCTTATCATTTTGTTAAGTGGGCTATGCCTACCGAAATTGTTTGGGCTAATCCTGATAAGTCTGAATGTAAGCAGGTACTAGTAAAAGAAACTCCACCAATTTCTCCTGATCAACGTGGTGGTACAAATGTAATTGCTTGGGGCGATTACTATATTGCTTTTACTCATGAAGTAAAATTATGGAAAAATTATTTAAATCAAAAGGACTCTATTTACAGACATCGAATGATTGTATGGGACAAAGAATTTAACTTTGTTGGTATTACCTCTTCCTTTTCATTTTTAGATACGCCTATTGAATTCTGTGTAGGTGCTGCAATCATAAAGAAGAATTTGGTTTTAACTTTCGGTGTACAAGATAATTGCGCCTTTGTTCTTGAGGTCCCTAAGAAGGTTGTCAACGGAATGATTACGGAGGCTATGTCTTATGGACGTTAAAGAGTTGACTTTAAAACTGGCTGAGAATCCAGTTGATGTTGAGAATAATTTTAATCTTGCTATCGCCTACGAAGAACAACTGCAATACGCATCGGCTGCTGGATTTTATTTAAGGGCTGCTGAGTATGGGTATAAAACACACCCTCTAATTACCTACACCTCTCTGTTAAAGATGGCGTTGTGTTGGGGTGCTCAAGGAGATAGAAATCGAACCATATACAACAACATCATGCAGGCTATTACTTATCTACCAAATAGACCAGAGGCATACTTTTTGCTCTGTAGAATTAAAGAACGAAATAAGGAGTACCAAGAGTGCTATACCTATGCTGAACTAGGTCTGTTGTTTGCTACTACTACCTATAATCAGCCACTGCCAGGGTATGTTGAATACAACGGCTCATACTGTTTACTATTTGAGAAGGCTGTTGCTGGTTGGTGGATTGGGCGTAGAGATGAGAGTAAGATTCTGTTTGAACATCTGTTAGATAATTATGAGATGTCTCAAGAGTATGTGAATGGATGTCTTAACAATATGAAGTTGTTCAACTAATGTTTCCTAATTGGTTTAAAGATGTAGAGAAGTACTTCAGACATGTGCCAAGTGTTCCACTTCGTGCACTGCAGATCGGCACCTACACAGGAGACGCCACGCAGTGGCTCCTTAATAATCGAGAGATCGAATATCTAGATGATGTGGATACGTGGGAGGGTAGCGAAGAAGTCGCCCATGAATCTTTGGATTTTGTTTCAGTAGAGGCTTACTACGATTCAAGATTCCCAAAGGATGGAAGAATCTTAAAGCACAAGATGACCAGTGATGAGTTCTTCTTAAAGGGCGCTAGTTCATATAACTTCATATACATAGATGGCGACCACACCGCTCTGCAGACCGCTATAGATGGCTTGAATGGCTTTAGGCACCTGGAATCAGGTGGGGTGATGGCATTTGATGACTACCTCTGGAATTATGGCGGAGGAGAGTACAGAGAGCCTAAGAGGGGCGTGGATTGCGTTCTTAACCTCTGTAAGGGCGAGTACACAATGATTGAGTCTGGTTATCAGGTATGGATTGAGAAGTGCTAGATAACGCCTGCTTTGAGGTCTTTCATACTGATACTGGAAATGAATTAAGGAACAAATCTTACGAAGGCATTTTAAAATCTATGTCATTCTTGCCTCGTCTTGGTTCTGAGACCGTGTATTTAAATACAACCGAAAAAGCAACAGAGTTCTTAAGTAAGAAACCTGAATTTAAAGTAAACACTGTTACCGACTTCTGTAAGCCAGGAGAGACCTTCCCACCAAGTTCTGGAGTTGTAGGAGTTTGGGCAAGTAATTACTTGGCGTATAAAAAGTTTTTAGAATCTAAATACGACACATTAATTATTTTTGAAGATGACATAGTAATAAGTAGAAATTTTAAAAATATTGCAAATATTTATATGAGTGAACTTATGCCTGTCTGGGACTTCTTTTCATTTTTTGTTCCTGATGATTCTTTGTTTGCTTACAATCCTTTAGAACACGATGTGTATCAAGACTATATATGTCTTTCATATCAACAGTGGTCGTGTGCAGGATATGCTGTAAGCAGACGTGGTGCAGAAAAAGCAATAAAGGATGTTGAATCTAAAGGAATTAATTGCCCTATAGATTGGTATATTTTTAACTTTAGAATGAAACAAGAAGAAAACCAAATAAAGTTTAATACGTTTACGGTAAAACCGCAGATATATAAACCTATAAAGTTTTTACAAGCAGCAGCGCAGTACAGTCAAATACATAACGGTAGTACAGAACTTTTTTAGTTACATTCCACCTAGCATTAAGACATCAGCAACAGTAGCACTGCCTGATGGCGAAGTGCCTGCAGTTCCCTGTGATCCAATTGTTCCTTGTGTTCCTTGAGTACCAGCACCAGTTGCTCCTTGAGTTCCATCAGTACCTTGTGAACCAAGAGTACCTTGGGTACCTACAGTTCCTTGGGTTCCATCGGTTCCTTGGGTTCCTTGAGATCCAACTGTTCCTTGAACGCCCTGTACTCCTTGAACGCCCTGAGTTCCTTGAGCGCCTGTATCACCCTTGTCACCAACACGAGCAAAGGTTACGTATACATTGTCATTATTAATGACTGACAGAGTTCCTGTTACATGAGCAACTGGGACGTTAAAGTATGCTCCACCACTTTCGTGCGTATGAGCACCAGTAATTTGAAAGAATGCAAAACTGTTTGCGTCTCCAACTTCGGTAAACTTGATAGTTCCTTTAATTCCAGAGGTTGAGTCATCAATTGTTTGTAGTAGTTGTGAAATGTCATTTGAAGCAAAATCAAGGTTGTCTATGTACAACGCAGTTGCACTAGAGATAGTTGCATTATTAAATTTTAAATTTCCACTACCTGGATCAGTATTTTCTGTATTAGTTAAGAAATTATATTCATGAGTTTCTCCACCAAAGTTTCCTGTAGCACCCTGAGTTCCAAGTGTTCCTTGAGTGCCTTGAGTTCCCTGAGTTCCTTGAGATCCTAAAGTACCTTGAGTTCCATCAGTTCCCTGCGTGCCCTGAGTGCCCTGAGTGCCTTGAGTTCCTTGAGTGCCTTGAGTTCCTTGAGTTCCTTGAGTACCTTGAGTTCCATCAGTTCCCTGCGTGCCCTGAGTGCCTTGAGTTCCTTGAGATCCTAAAGTACCTTGAGTTCCCTGAGTTCCCTGAGTTCCATCAGCACCTTGTGCACCAACAGTCCCTTGCAATCCTTGTACACCCTGTACGCCTTGTACGCCTTGTACGCCTTGTACACCTTGTACTCCTTGAGTGCCCTGTACACCTTGTACTCCTTGAACACCTTGAATACCTTGAAGACCACCATATGCAAGAGAGTTCCAAGCAGTTGATCCGTTACCAACTTTAAATTTACCAGTATCTGTCTCTGTTCCTACTTCACCAGCAGCAAGTGTTGGATTATTTGATGTCCATTGCGATGCAGTACCTCTACGAAGTTTGATTGTTACTGACATTAGACTACTCCTCCACCATCATAGGAACTTGTGTATACATCACTGCCACCTGCTTCGTCTCCTCCATCGGCTACACCTGTTACGGTGTCAGAACCATCAACTTCATCCCCACCCTCAACTATATCTGCAGAAACGTTTGTTGTAATTTCAAGCCACTCAACCCCATCAAATACATAGACATTTCTTGCTTCTGTATTGTAATAGATATCTCCAACGTACCTACCTGTAGGTTGAGTTCCTACGGCAAGTACGTTGATAGGTACGAGGGCTCTTTTACTCACGTATTAAGCCTTTACTACGACCCGATAAGTTTCACCTGATTGTGGAGCCACTGCAAATCCGATAGTTACAGCAGATGTAGTTGATGCAATTACATCAGTAACTACCTCGTTATAAGTAGCATCTTGTACAGTTACTAACACATCTCGTGTTCCAAGATTGTGTGTAATTGTGAAAGTTGTTGCTGAATATGGAGATACTGGAGTAATAGTCTCTGCGTGAGTTCCAAGTTGACCAGAGGTACCTTGAGCACCCTCTGTTCCTTGGGCGCCAGTAGTTCCTTGAGCACCAGCAACACCGACAGCACCAGATAGATTTACTGTCCATGAAGCGTATGTTCCAGTACCAACTTTGCTGGTTTTATTAAATGCAAGGGCGCCAGTTCCAGGGTTGTAAGAACTTACAGTACCGTATTGAATGTTGGAGACATCATATGCAACAGTGATGTCTTGACCAACAGAGTAATCAACTGCTAGATCTGTAACCGTAATTGTTTGAGAACCAGAAGTTCCTAATGTAAATGATGTTGTAGAGGTTGTGGAGTACTTATCTCCATCAAGACCAGATGTACCTTGTGCACCAACAGTTCCCTGTGCACCTACTGTGCCTTGAGTACCTTGAGCACCTTCAGTTCCTTGAGAACCTACAGTTCCTTGTGAACCCACTGTGCCTTGAGCACCTACTGTGCCTTGAGCACCTACAGTTCCTTGAGAACCTAACGTACCTTGAGTACCTTGAGTACCATCAGTACCTTGAGAACCAAGAGTACCTTGGGTACCTACAGCACCTTGAGCACCGACTGTTCCCTGTGCACCTACTGTGCCTTGGGCTCCATCAGTACCTTGAGTACCTAGAGTTCCTTGAGTTCCTTGAGAACCAACAGTTCCTTGAACTCCTTGAGCACCTTCAGTTCCTTGTGTGCCTTGAGAACCAACTGCTCCTTGGGCTCCATCAGTTCCTTGGGTTCCTTGAGATCCAACTGTTCCCTGTGTTCCCTGTGCACCTACTGTGCCTTGGGAGCCTAGAGTTCCTTGAGTACCTTGTGCACCTACCGTGCCTTGTGCACCCAGTGTTCCTTGTGTTCCTTGAGAACCAGTAGCACCAGCATCACCAGTACGAGCAAATGTAAATAAAAGTTCATCGTTATTGCTAAAGGTTCCGTTACCAGAAACATAAGCAACGTTAACACTAAACCAATTTGGTGATTCATCTGTAACACCAGAAATTGTATAAAGAGCAAAAGTAGAAATATCATTTTTCTTAGATACTTTTACGTGACCCTTGATTGTAGATGTTGAATCATCAATAGTGGTTAAGAAATTAGAAACATCATAGTTACCATCAGAAGGATTATCATCCAATGCAAAAATGGTTGCTGAGGCTAATGTAGCATTATTAAAACGAGCAAAATTATCGCCTGGGTCTGACATAGTTGTGCTAGTACTGAATGTGTATCCAACTGTAATACCACCAAATGAACCTTCAGCACCTTGTGCTCCAAGAGTACCTTGTACACCCTGTGAACCTACAGTTCCTTGAGTACCTTGTGCACCGTCAGTTCCTTGAGAACCTAATGTTCCTTGAGTTCCATCAGTGCCTTGAGAACCTACTGTTCCTTGCGCTCCTAATGTTCCTTGAGTGCCCTGAGAACCAACAGTTCCTTGTGTACCTTGAGAACCCAGTGTTCCCTGAGTTCCTTGAGAACCAACAGTTCCTTGTGTTCCCTCAGTACCTTGAGTACCAACTGCTCCTTGAGCACCTACTGTGCCTTGAGCACCAACAGTTCCTTGTGCACCTTCGGTGCCTTGAGTACCGACTGCTCCTTGAGAACCTACTGTTCCTTGAGCACCAACAGTTCCTTGAACTCCTTGAGTACCAGCACCAGTTGCTCCTTGAGCACCAGTAGTTCCTTGTGTGCCTGCTGCTTGCCATGCAGAACCGCTCCAAGTGCGTAAGTATCCCAGTACTGTGTCATAATAAATTTGACCAACTGTAGGGTCTGCTGGAGCAGTGGCTAAGTTTTGTATTCTTGCATTTTGTAATTCTAATTTGTTTAAATCAATTGGGGTTAAAAACTTACGGGCCATTTACATTATCTCCTTAAGATAAATACGCTTTTCCTGAAAAGGCTTGAGAGAACGAGACCGTAAGTGAGTTCGAATTCGTGTATGTTATTTCACCCTC